GGGGTATAGTGTTAAAGCTATAGGCTTGATTTATAAATCTAAACAAAATATGAGGGGCCTTGAAGGAAAGCTGCACTTATGAGAGTTAACTCAGCCCAGAATAGTTTCCTATTCTCAGGTTTCAACCTTAGGGGTTTTCTTTCCCCTGTATCCCTCTATAACAATGTTAGAAGTTTTGAAAACATATAAAAGCTATTATAGGACATATTATTTGAGATAGGTTACATCAATGATTTTATACTATATAGTGTTTCAATATTAAATTTTCTGTTTTTGGGTTACAATTTGTAACAAAATTGTGAATGTGTATCTTTTAACTTTTACTTATGTTGAAAAGTTTAAACTATTGCCATTTACGAGCCATTTCCAGTAGCCCACAGATTAGGAAAGAAGTCAATGGGTGGTGCAAGGAGACCAAAACCACGCGATTGAGCATCACCAACAAGAGGAGTTCCCATAAAGATACCAAAATGGAAATCATCTCCTGCAGCTGCCATTACATTAACTTGATTAACTGAATCTTCAAAGTTAACCAAGAGATTTCCTCCATTTGCAGCAAAAGAATGGAAGATACTGTAGAAACTCAAATCTGAACCATTCACGTTGAGCTTCTCTAAAGCTAAATCTAAGCTTGTAAGGGAGAACAAATATGGTTGCATCCACGGAATCTCTATTTCGTGGTAAGGACAAGTCCAATTCATAACATCAATAGGACCACGCCATGTTATTGGAATGCGCGTTGCTATTGAAGTATAAGGAGAAAAGCTGGTAGTTGGAACTGCTAGTTTGTCTATATCTCCTTGTTGTGATGAAGGATTAAATTGACTACCTGTTAATAAAGTGTCTGTACCAAACACTGGAAAATTACCTGTCGCATTTTGAACGCTTTCATACGGTGGTTGAAAGCTTGCAGTTCTACCCGCATATTCTGGTACATACGCCACAGAAAAACGAACTGCTCCAATAGGATAGTTATACTGATCAACTAAAGGAACACCTGTACCTGCTGGTGGAAAAGGATTCACAACTTGACGAGACTGATAGGTTTGCAAAAATTTGAAACGCATTGACCCAAGCCATCCTCGATACATCGAAGCAACATGAGCAAACATTGAATTATTGGTCAACGATGTAGCAGTCAAACCATTAACAACATAATTTATAGGCAAAGTATAGGACATAACTGGTGGAAAAGGACTTCCTACATAACGATTTAGGTCACGTAAGATAGTACCTGCTTGAGGTTGCCAATTGAACAAACTATAACGTTTCAAACAATCTTTAAAAGTATGTACCACATCTAGACCTCTAGGAACAGTGGCTGGGGTGTGATCAGGAGAAATTATATTGCAATCCCCTTCTGCTGTGGCAGGAACAAAACCATTGACTCCACCACGAAAAGCTGTGAAACCAGTATTATTATTTGCAACATTAGCAAGTGTGAAATCATCTCCTCCACACATAAAGACATTTATGTCAACATTCGGTGCAACTGTTGCAGGAGCGACAAGAGGGTTTATTAACATTAGAGCACAATGTCCAATGTTTGTTTCAAAAGCTTGCATTACTTTAAGTAAGTCGATATCAATACCTCCATGTTGTTGCCACATACTATTAGGTATACGTTTATAAGGCACCAAAGATATATAAGGCACCTCAAATTCAAAACATTTCTTTTCAGAATTTAATTCAAAGAATGTTGTGTAACTTGATGTGGGATCAATTGCACTAGAACCTGCTGTTAAAATTTGTTCCATAGATATATTATAAGCCGTTCCATAATGAATAACAAAAGCAAACTTGGCTGTGTGAAAGCTAGTTGCTACCATATCAAATCTAAATTTTATTGATCCATACCAATAAGAAAACGGCATGGAGATATAGGTAAGTAGTGGGACACCAATTGGATTTGATGTCGCACTTAAATCTGCTAGATTGAGTCCACAACCCGCAGAAGGCCACGTTGACGAGTCTGATACTGCTTCATTCGGTATAGGAGATATAGGACACTCCCACAACACTTTCGCAGCACTCGTTGATGTTGTTACATTCAACATAGTAAGAAAAGTGAATCTTTTCTTTAAATAATCTATTGACATCTCATCTTCATTCACTCCAAACAAACCCACTGCTGGATCTACTTGAATAGAAGGTTCATAACACATCTTGTGTAAATGTTCTATATTACGGCTATTTGATTGATAGCCAAAAGCCTTCCTAACCATTACATTCGGATTTACAGGATCGTTTGGTTTATCACGACCTCTGTAGCTATCTAAAGCATCACGAATAATGTTTTGAGGCATAAAAGATGAAACAAGTCTGTCCCATCCTTTCATTTTAATGTCAACTGAGGCTTGCGCTATAAAAGCAGGCGCAGGAACCTTCAGCTGAACATCCTCAAAATGCATAAATAATGATATATTAACGGTTGTACTTCCTCCAGTGGTAACATTCACCTTAAGCTGATTAAAAACATCAAGATGCACGTTCCACGGTTCAATTGTATTGGTAGGGGTTGTAGGATTACTATCTAAAGGTTCCCATTTTGTTTGGTAATGACTTTTGTTGTATATAAAAGGTAATTTCAACTCCACAACAGAATTCTCACACGCATCAATAAAACAATGTCTAACAGAAGAACTCGCACATCGGCTAAATCTATGCCAATTTGTAACAATTGCATCATCTAACATAGGCACACCATACATGATCAAACGTCCTTGAGTGAATCGATAACCATTCACTTCGGCACGAATAACAACATTGGCTTTAAAAAACATAAACGATTGCAATATAGCTCCATAGATACTATTTTTAGTAAGAGAAGCAAAGAAAGGATAAACTTGTTTAATAACAGTTCCAACTGTTTGTGTTGTTGTCCATTGATATGTTCCAAGACGCATTGGTTTACCTAGAATTTTATTGAAGTCCCAGGAAGGCTCACTCATTATTGAATCGAGCGGCCCACGAACTGGAGGAGCGTCTGAATTTTCATTCAAACCCACTCCACTCAGTTCAGAAAAATGTATATCATTACGATCTGATGTGATCCCCACAACCTCTTTTTGTCCTGAAACATCAGAAGTTGTTGGTTCATCACCACCTTGTGCGAAACAAGTTTCCATCTCAATTTCCTCGAGACGTTCAAAAGAACACTTGTTGTCAAGAAAGACAGCATCAAGATAAGCATATGTATATAATTGGTAATCACCTTCATAATGTTTAAAAAGTATATTATCAAGTTTATTTCTAAAAGTTCTAAAATCATTTGGACCATAAAAATACATGTGACGAAGAGCGGTGTTGCAATTGTCTAATAAAGCGGCGCGCGGGTCGGGTGAATCGCGTATCCAATTTAGCATTTCATAGATGGAATCTTCGGCAAGCGTCGCAAACCAAAAACATCCATTTCTACGAATTCCATTCTTAAGAAAATCAAGTTCTTCAATCTTCTGAAAAGGTAATATATTTCCTGTTTTCTTTGAATCTTTCAATTCAATTCCATAAGGACGCAAAAATTGTACTATGTACTCTAAGTTATAAAAGAAAAGCACACGCGGATTAACTGCGACAATATTGTCATCGCCAAACATCTTCGGTCGTACATTTTCAACAAAACATTTCATAGATTTGTACAATGGAGGAGCCATTTTTAAAAAAGAATAAGCCAAAATCATATAATTTACAAAAGTATTAATAACTGTAGTTAAAGTTGTTCCTGAAGGATCACTACCATGCTTAGCAAAAACTGTATTTCCAACAAGCATAATTGTGTGAACAATCTCATCAAATAAAACTGTACGAATTAACATACGATTTTGATGATCTTCTTCATCACGATAAAAATATTCAACAAGATCAAGAACATTAAACATCAACTCAGCATTCATTGTGCCATCGTAATGTTTATAATCACCAGAAAAACCAACATCTGAGAAGGCTTTGAGTGAGTTAATCATATCATCCCAATCACCGCTGTAAGGGTTTATACCTATAGCGCTGAAACTGTCTTTATAATGTTCAAAGACAGCACATACAAACTCTTGAAAATATCTTCGCATAAGAATTGTATGATCAGCAGGAAATAGACAAAAGAAACGCGTTGCCGCTACTGGAATTTTCTCCAATTTTCTTCTTTCATCTTTCAAACAACCTGCAACAATAGATTCTATACGTTGACCAACTTTGGCTTGATTTTCTCTTTCATCAAGTCGTTCGCGCAACTTTACGTGCCCAACTTCATAAGAACCAACTTGACCTTTCATAAGGAAAAATTTACCACCAGCCTCGCCAACTTTACGCATGCGAGAATAGGGAATACCAGGAGATGAATGCAAATTCATTGCTTCAAAATATGGACTTATCTTTTTATTGCCATTTATAGCATCAAATTCAGTACAAACACCAATAGGCTGTTTTTGCCAAGAACGAAGAATTAACTTCATATGATCTAGAACTAATGCCATTTCTGCATGCTCAAAAGGAAGAGCTGGTTGCAGATTATTAATACCATTTTGCCACGGATTATTATCTCCAACGATTCTTCGATCAAAAGGAGAAAGCACAGAAGGCGCAGTAACAGCTTGACGCATTTCGCCAAAAATAGGACTCTTACGAATATCTGTTTTGAGAACCAATGACTGTGTCACAGCTTTATCTGTGCATGTGCCTAGCCAAGCTAAAGAACCTGGAATGGTAATATCACTATCAGCGTCACTAAGATTAGGAGGGATAGGAAAATTTTCAACATCATTACGGATTATATCATTAAACTGAGCCATAAGTTCACATGTTATCATTTCTGAATAACCAACATGTGTTTCTGATCTACCACAGACATGAATCCCCAAGAGTTTTCTAGGGCATTTCACATCAAACATAATTATAGGAGAACCGCAATCACCAGCTTTTGTCAAAGCCTGGTATTGCCATCCTCTAGAAAAAGTCAATTCAGAATTGCCATCAGGCGTAAAATAATTGAATTTTTCTAATCGTTGTGAAACTTTTATAATTTCAGTCTGTTTGGAATATTTCACCAAATATGCATCCGTAAATCTTTTGAGATTGGATAAATCCTTCTCAGAGATAAAATGATGCAATAGAGATTTAAAGGCTCTCATTGACCTACCGAAATTATAAACAACACAATCTTTAAATGTGCCATCAATATGCTGTAATCTTTTCATGCTTTTTGCTTGAAAATAATTAATAAAAGTGGGGTGACCCTCAATAGTTAAGGACATTCTTGCGCCTTCCGCTATAAGATCCCCATCACAATCTAAAAATAAATGGTAAGGAGCCAACAATAAACGACCACCAATAGGCAAGCAACCCATGGTTCGAATACTTTTACCAGCAACTTGTATTTCTGCAAGTCGCGGCATGATAGAATCAAACACAAGATCACTTGCATTTTGATCAGTGGTTGAATGTGCCACTACACGAGTTCGTTTTTGCTTAACAGTACGATCACCATAACGTGTTTCGCAAACTATAGCCTTGTCAACAGGAATCGGATCTGCTGACTTAAAAAGAGCGAACATGCGAAATATGCCAAGAACACCAGCAAAGGCGCCCACAAGCATACGGATTTTAGTCCAACGCTCATAACTCTCTTGTTCAGAATTTGAATCAAATCTGATTGAATCTGACTTTTTATACTCAGACCAACCTTTCAACATTTCCAAGGCTCCAATACCAATTGCGATACTGGGCCAGATATAAGGCTTAGCTAACGCTTCACCCTCAGCTTTGTGCGACCAATTTTCTTTTAGTCGCTCGGTAAATCCTTGACACACGGGTGCATCTTTAGATCGAGTCCAATCAGGCCAAAGAGATTTTCGCTTTGGCGTGAGTGCTCTAGCTGGAATATCTATTAAAACTTCATCCATAATATAAGAAGTGTCCTTAACTTCTTTCGCACAGGTAGGAGCGCCATACTGTTCAAGTACACGCTGCTTACGAGCTGCTCCCAATTTTGAGGCACGCTCAGCATTTCTGCGAATAGAAGCCAAAACTTCTCCTTCTTTCAAAAGCCATTTTTCAAATTGATCACCAATAAACAACATCAGATCATCAAGATTATCGATTTTCTGATAAATGATTCTATCATGTTTATTGTCTGTGATTTGAAAATACAAATATTTATAATCCCAATCTTTACGGACAGAGCCATTTAGATTCATATAACCTTCCTTAACTTTGACCTCAACCATCAAATGACGACGATTATAGAGAGCATCTTTTTCAAAAATGATGCCATCAGTGGGAGGAAAAGGAGTGTTTGTATTTAATATAACAACCTGTGCCTTCAACTCTGCTCCTTTATTTCCAAGAGCAGGATCATTCACACACGGCATATTCAATGGATAAGGGGCATTTGATATTGCATCAATAAGCTCCAGAGCATCTTTAAGCTCAACAGAAGAAAACACATCATCGTAAACGACAACGGGTTGACCAGTATACCTAGACCAAAACTCATCAGCAACCTTGCGGCAATAACGAGCTTTACCCTCAGGCAAATCTGGAAACAAAAACATAGCTATCATAGATGCCAAAGAGCTCTTACCCAATTGGGAGGCTCCATGCAAACATATACAAAAAGGAGTTTTTCTTGTTGAGCCCCATTTAGACATATCATTAATCATATTATGATAAGGCTCCAACGCACGCATTTGCTTATGAATAAGGTGCGAAAACGATTGAGGTATATCAGGGGAAAGACCAACTTGAGTCTCATAAATTCTACCCTGTTCATAAAGCTTCTTAAGTCGTTCGACTTTGACAGCATCATATTGAACAAGAGTAGGATCCTCTTGCAAAAATAAAGCAACCTCAGCAGCCCAAGTGGAGACAATACCTTCTTTAAGGGCATCACTCCAAAATAATTTAGGACACAAATAACGAGTCCACAAATTAACACACTCAGGAAGAAAAGCTAAGGATTCTTTAAAAAAAGAAAAACCATCAGTGATAACAGGCATAACAGTGTTATACAAACGGGCTATCTCGGTAACAGATTTAATGTTAGTTGAGTTAGGTATAGTTCGCATCATAATGAGGCCCACAACAGCAATAATAATTTCATGTGTTGCATGGCCAGCCTGAGTAAAATTTCCTTGACCAAATATATCCAAATGCTCAAACACAAGTTTAACACACCAATCCATAGAATTAGTGATCACTTGTGTGAGTCTAAATAGCCGAATTACTTTAAAAAAATATAAAATCCAACGTATTATGGGAATATTCTTAAAACCCACTGTATAATCACAATATAACATGTAAGCAATCTCAACAAGATCTTCAAACATAGAAAAATAGTCAGCCTTAAAAGTAGTGCTGATAGTGGTAAGTGTTGAAGATATCATCGTTGCAATAGCAGTAAATGTTTGAGACATTTCCTTGCCAATTTTATTTGTGATTTCGATCGTTTCACATAAAAGAGGAATAGCATGACGCTCTTTAACCTCTTGAATCATTTCATTAGCAGTATCAATCAACTGTCCAGTAGTGGTACGATAAGTAAACATCTTTGACCAAAACGATGGACGTTCTCTATCAACAGACGCTTGCATGGTCTCAGGAATCATTGGAACATCAATCAAATTATTACATTCAATAGGAAATCCATTTTCATCATTAACTTGTGCAATGGCTTTTTCATGGAGAAAAGACTTTAACTGCTCATACGTGCACATAGACAAAATTTTGGTCATAGCCATAGGAGTGGGAATATCTAATTTTAAATCGATAGATTGCAACATCGAACGGAGCATATCCTCAATAATAGTATATTGACCCAACTCTAAAAATTCACATGTAAACATATACAAATACTTCAACACAACCTGGTGTTGAGCTTTCACAATATTAAAAACATTATAGTGATTCATAAAAGCAAACAAATAGCGCATATACATGACCTCACTCATATTATACTCTACGCATTCACGCAAGAATATTGAAAATTGAGGAGATTCAACAAATGTGCTCAGATGTTTGTAACGATACAAATCAACTGAATATCTCAGATTAAACAACATATTTATATATTTGTCACAATTACCAACCACTATTTTATTTTTATTCAAATTCGCAGTTTCTCGTTGAAATCTACGGCGCAAAGTATTTCGTTTGCACCAAAAGATTTTAATATTAAGTAGTACATTGTCAGAACTCACCACATCCTTAATAGCATCCATATATTGCTCTACAGTTAAAACTGCCGAACAATCAATGTCTACCACCTCAGACTTCAGTTGGTTCTTTAAATTGTTAATCACTTGATCAATATATTCATTGGTACCTTGCTGAAGGGCGTTAAGCGCAAAAGTGTTTTCGTTATAAGTACTCATGTCGTTTGGGGTTTGGAGGTTTTACTCTGCCTACCTAAGAGGATTTTTGATTTACATGGTGATCTTTACTGAACACGATATATAATTTTAATATTAAACTAGGTAAAATACAGAACAATCAAGTCAAGAGCCAACTACCGTGCTTCATACAATTCATAAAGGTAAATAATTAAGGTTTCCACTTGAGACTATGATAAACAATCTCGCATTACTAATCTTAAAACAAATACAATTAATCAGAGAATCCACAACTCGCCAACTAATGCGGGTTAGAACCACCGTACCATATTAAACATCATCCTAGTCATATCATATATAAATATATTGTTTGGTTAGCTTTTAGCCTGTCTTCAAAGACATTATAATCGTTTTCCTTCGATAAATTACTTCGAATAAATGTTTGTTAATAATAATAAAATTACTCACTTTAAATTTAAGAGTGTAAGAGTAAGTGAAACTAAAATACACAATTTTCACATTATATAAGATGTCGATCATAAGTGAGACGTTGTCGACAAATACTTAAAATAATCTAAATAAATAACTAAAGTTCTAAACTATTAAGACGAAGTTTTAGTGTTTTGTTTGTTAAAATAAGATTTGTTTGTTGATCATAGAACAATACCTCTATGTTAATACTCTCAAGCAAATAAATTAATAATCACTATGTAGCACACACTTAAATAAAGTTCTAAAATCTGAATAAATCTGTTGATACAATACCTAATGGGTCCACTACAAAGAGCTTTCCACACACAATATTGGTCGAAAGATCTCATCGGTTTCGTCGATGGACACGTTCAAAAGAATATACCAGGTTTTCCCCGGT